CTCGGGGTCACGGCTTCGCCGGTGCCCGTGGTGAGGAACTCGTACACGAAGTCGATTGTGACATCGAGCGGCACCTGGTTGCCTTCGCGAACGACATCCAGGTCGCCACGATCGGTCAGGTACTCATATTCCTTGTTACGGGTATGAGTGATGTTGCCTTCGCCGACCTTGATGTCGATCTGCTGGGGCTTGAAGGTGATAACGCCGTTATCGACATACGTGCCCGCGCCGAGCGCGGGCGTAAACGTGATTTCGGTTGTCGGGCCGGTGCTGGCCGGCGTGCGGGCAGTGACCGTATGCACCGTCGTCGCGATCGTCTCACCAGCAATGGTGAAACGCGCGCCGACCGGAACCAGCGTCGTAACAGCAGTATTGAGAACCACCGTGTCGATCGTGATCGTCACGTCGGTCGCAACCGGCGGGGTTGCGTCGTTAATTGCGGCAGCGCCGCTGAGTCCGTCCTTGAAACGGACGATCGCATCTCTGAGTTCGATCCTGGCCATCAGTACACCTATTAAACCTTTCAGGTTTGAAAATCTTTGTAGCCGTCTGGCCAACGGCCAGACTTGCGAAACCTACTGAAACGGTTCCACAACGCACCTGGGCTAATACCCAACCACGCAGCAGCCGCCGTCATCGAGTCAAACTGTTTGCCGTCAACTAACACGGCCTTGGCAACTGGGCTTTTGGCATCAGTCATCCCATACATGGGATTTTTGTCACCCATAAGACGCACAGGATTTACTCTGTGACTTGCTGACATTCTTTGTCTTGCTTGTGGCGTGTGCTTTCTGCCAAAGGCCCCGCTTCTACGCCCGATGTGGGCAAGGGACATTTTTCGTCTGGACTCTTCCGTGAATTTGCGACCTACATTGCTCTCCCCTCCGAGGGTTAGGTTGTATCCACGCTTCGCGTATGTACCCAGCATTACAATAGCACGACACTCCATCGTCGTGATCCATTGCTTGTCGCTCTCATACCAGACTTCAAACAGAAGATTCTCACGCCCGTATTTACGAATGGCATTCCATACCAAACGTGAACCGTGTCCAGAGAAGTGCTCCCGGCGTCTTTGTTCTGGGTCGCCGGTTATGCCCACGTACTGTTTACCGTTCACCAAGTTGGTGATGACATACAGGAACATCAATCCTCCGCGTAACCGACATACCGACCATCCACCACGCCTTGGCGAATGCGATCGGTCTTGTCGATCTGCCCAAAGTCAATAACTCTGATGCTGTCGCTTTTGCCCGGCCGTGGAGAGAGACACATAAGAAGTGACTCATCGTCTTCGACGCCGGTCCCGAGACGATATACTGCGATCACGCCGTCCATTGCGTTGTGAAAGACGCCCAGATTGTTGTCCAACTGGTAAGCGTTCTTGGTTTGGCCTTCCATGTGGCTGCTCAGCAACACGTTTATGTCAACGTGAATGCGGTGGTAGCCTTTGCTAATCTCTTGTGTGAACGGACCGTTTAGACGAATCTCAACTCGGTCCGTGGCTTCCATAAACGTGGAATCCCGGTCGTCAATACCTTCAATGAGAACGGGGATACTGTTCGTCGTGGCAACCTGTTTCAGGTACTTGCCCACGGACGCATGAATCCAACGTCGCCAGGACGGGTGTGCCATATCGCCTCCGTTTACAGTTCAGCGGTGGCGACGGATGACAGGTCTAGAAGATGGTCAACAGCGAGCGGGTGAATCTGCTCAGGCACTTCGCCTAAAATCTGCCGAGCTACTACGACCCATGCTGTATCGAATTCAAACTCTTGGATGCTCTTGATCTCGTACTTGCGCCCGTCGAGCACCAACCAGTCGTCGTCTTTTAGTTCGACATCGGGAGCATCCCGGCGTTCGATGATGAAGCTCCGCATACGCGAGTCGAATGTCCCGCCGTACACGAACGCTTTGTTTGCGCTGATTTGAGAAATGGATTGAAGAACCTCACGGCTCACTTTGGCCGGGAGGATGATTGCCTTCTTGACAACGGTGACAGACTTGTTGACAGTCTTGACACCGGTGTCCACGTCCGTCGTTGTGCCGTTGAACGTGTAGATGGAAACGGGACCGCCGCCATACTGCCTTTTCAGGCTGTATAAAGTGGCCCTGATTCTCTGGTTAAGGTTTCGGTTTGTTGGCATCGCTGTTCACCTTGATCCCGGCAAGAGCGCCTTCGAGGCGGTCCATGACCTCAGTGTTACGAGCAATGACTTCGGTGGATTTCTCCACCAACGGCAGGATGATGTTTCGCTGTTCGTCTTCGAGCTTCTCCACGCGAGTCGTGAGGCGGTCTTCCCGCTTCCAATCGCGCCAGATGAAGAACAAGACAACACCGGCGAGTGGACCAAACTGCTTGAGCAATTCGATGTATTCCACGGCTGATGACCTCCATGCGAGAAAGAAACACCCGGCCCAAGTGTGACCCTGGGCCGGGTGCGATTCAGTTCAGACAGACACGCATTGCGTGTCGGCGGTTTAGCCGAGCAGCAAGCAACCGAGGTTGTCGTTCAGCAACGCATACCCGGTGAGCAGGTCCACGTTGACGCGATGACCCTGGGCCTTCGAGTCGTACTGGATGACCACTCGCAGGCTGAGGTCTTTGTAGCTGGCGACGTAGCTCGGCACGCCGGAGGGCAGTGCCAGAGGACGGTTCACCATCGCGATGGCGTCCCGCTGGAAGGCGAGATTGAACGAGCCATACGGGCCGGGGAAGGCCAGATCGTTGTCAGCCAGAGCGATCTCCAGCGGACGATCAAGCAGCAAGCTCTGTTCGCCAGCGGCGGACAGGAAGCTCTCGATGATCGTGTACGTGTGGCGCGAGCCGCCCGTACCGAACGAGATCATCTGGCCGACCTGCGGAGCCTTGAGAGCACCCCAGCCATCGACCACGACTTCCTTGGTCCAGCCGACGCCGTAGGCACCCTTCACGTCGGCCTTCTTGAAGATCGTCACAGCGGCGGCAGCGCCGGTGGCGTACTTGTTGGCCTCGTTGAGGGTGATGGCGTCCGTGTTGGCGGCGTTCAGCGTCCGAGCGGTGACGTGCGTGGGCTGGTCGTTGCCAGCAACCACGGCGTACTCGCCGACGTTGACGTTGTAGGCCGTGATGGTCGTGGCCTGCGAGCCGCCGCTACCAGCCGCCAGGGCGTTGGTGACGGTGCCAGCGTGGGTGTCGCCACCCGTGCTGATCGACGGCACGTTCTGCGCCATGTAGGTGTCGAAGCCCAAGATGCGACCCAGGCGGGCGCTCTCCAGAGCGTTGCCGCTGTCGCCGCGCTCGTTGGCCTTCACGAAGATGTCGGTCTTGAGCAGCGCGGTCTCGGCCGAGGGCGAGAGAACCAAGCTGCGACCTTCCATCGTCGAGAGGTTCTTGTTCAGAACCTCGCGGGCCTCCAAGGTGAAGTCCTTGGCGTTCGCAGACGAGATGTTGTTCAGCCGACCCGATCGCCGTGCCGGGGTGAGGAAGAACCGGTGAGCCTGCCCGAGCAAGCCGCGATCGACGCCGCTCGCCAGAGCCTTGACAGCCGGCTCCAGGTAAACCTGGATCAGGTCCGCCATGCTCTTCGAGGCTTCGCCGTCCTTGATGACGATCGACTTGTAGTGGTGCTGATCCAGCGGCACGCGGATGTTCGTGCTCACCGCATCCGAGGTCGCAACCTCATCGTCGTCCGTCTTCCGCTGCGAGCGGAAGTTGGCCGGACGCCGGGTGTTCACGACATCGCCGAAGTTGGCCACAGAGGCAGAGAAGTCACGGTGGACGAGGCCAGCCATGACGAGGTTCGCTTCGAGAATGCGAAGCCCCTCCATCGCCCAGATTTCGGGGATGAAGGCATCATTGTCGTTCGCGTAGCAGGTGATGCAGGCGACCGAGACGTACAGAAGATTCATTTCTTCGTTCCTAGTTTGGCGCGGGCACGAAGTGCGACCGCAGTGTCTTTTGGGTGGACCCGGCAGAAGGCCGGTAGAGATGAAACGATCGCCCGGAATCACTCCGGTAGGAGACAGCTACGCGCTGTCGAGCGAGGTCTTATTTCAGACCCAAAGCTCCGGGATTCTTCGAGCGAATCTCCATGAACTGTTCCATCGTTTTGATCTTCTTCGGATCAACGCGACCGGATTGACCCGGCGTGAGGCCACCGGTAGCCGATGCCGCGCCGACGCCGCCGACCACACCGGACTTGAAGAGGTTGCCGTAGGCGTCCGGCAACTGCTTCATCCGAGCGATGGCTTCGCTGGGGGTCATCTGTTTGACGATCGCTTCGCCGGTGTCTTCAGAGACATCCTGGAAGTCGATCATCGGATTGTCGTCAACCATCTTCACCATTTGGCGAAGAACGGTGACGACCGTATTCGAGTTGTACGCATCGCCAGTGACGGCGGCGTCTTGGAGGGCGCGGGTGATCTTCGACTCGGTGTACTTGTTCCGCCAAGTCTCGGCCTCGGTCTTGGCCTGCACGAGTTCGCCGGTGAAGCGATCTTCGAGTTGCTTACGCTCGATCTTCGCCGTCTCTTCCTTGGTAAGGAAACGCTTTCGCTCGTTTTCGAGCGCCTCTTCCAGCTTCGACCGCTCGTCGGAGGTCAGCTTAGCGGTGCTCAGAGTTTCCTGAAGCTGCTTCTCCAGCTTCACGAACTGCGCCTGATGCTTCCGCTTGTCCTCGGCGAGAATCTTGTTCACCCGGTCCTGTTGCTCAGGAGTAAAGCCAGCGGCAGCGACGGCAGCAGCGTCGGCGGCGGCCTTGTCGGCGGCGGCGGCAGCGGCGGCCAGATCGGCGTCCGAGTCGTAGCAGGTGACAACGGCGGGAGAACGATACAGCAGATCAAACAACATTTGCATGAAACCTATGCCCCTATATGATGTTACGAACCGAGGACTAGGGTTATCCTTGATCCACCCGGACAAAAATGTCGCGGTAGAGAAGCCCGCAGTCTTACGAGACGCGAGCGAGTTTGATGGCGTCTTCGTCCCGTAGAAACGGTCGGATCAGACGCCACGCAGACGAGTTGGGCACACCATTGATGATGTGTTCGATGGGAACCTGCGAGCGGGAGAAAGTCGTTCGTACCGACTCATACCCCTGCGACGAGATGCCCAGGTTTTCCAACTCAAGCTCAGGGTCTTTCCCGTCCAGCAACGAGTGAGCGATCTCGTAGCAGGCAATGCGGATGTCCTCGGGGACTTCGGTGTCCGACCCGCGAGGGAACTCGTGACGCTGGGAGGCTTCCTGCTCTCGGATTTCGGCGTCAGTGGCCGCAGGGTTCGCGAGTAGCAGGGTATAGACCGGAGACTTGTACCCTTTGTAATTCAGTGTGTTGATGATTCGAGTGGCCGCAAGCAACGCTTTGGGACGATCATTGGGCCGAGCACCATACCACGCTGACTCGTGCAGGCGGTTGTCGAAATAGTTATTTGCTTCAAGCAGGGTGCCAAAATAGGCAGCCGAAACGCCACCACCGCTGCCGGCTTCGAGAGTCCCACCGGTAAGCTCGAACTGTTCCAAGATTTCGTCTTGGCCAGCCGCGATGTCGGCGAGGTCGAATTCCTCGACGCTGATTGTGTCGCCGGGAGTCTCAGCAGTCAGTGCGCCTTTGTATCGACTTTCGATCATCACTCCCGGAGTGACGACGGATGCTTCCGTAAGAACAGCGTAGTAACGACCATTGCCGACGTGGGTCAGAGTGCCTATGCCTGTGTCAGTCCACGACGCCCCGGCGACTGACACCTGCGGCTGTCCACCAGCCTCAGTTAAGGTAGGGGTGATGCCGTCCGATTCAAGTCGTAAGTCGAACCACACCTGCCGCTTTGAGGCGTCCGATTGGCCTGCTTTGACTACTCGGATAGTTGACATGATCTTAGTGCCCTAAAATAAAGCGGTTGAAGAAGAACTTCTTCACGTCGCCATCCACACTAGGTGTTTCCAACGCCGCCCAAGACACTTGCGCACGTCGTTGTCCGTTTGGGACTTCCATCTCACTAAATGAGACTTGCGCACGTCGCGGCCCGTTTGGGACTTCCATCTCACTAAATGAGACTTGCGCACGTCGCGGCCCGTTCGGGACTTCAAGCTCGGCGAATGAGACCTGGGACCGCCTCGGGCCGTTCGGGACTTCAAGCTCGGCGAATGAGACCTGCGACCGTCGGGCATCGGCCTCCACTATTTCCAATTCAGCAAACGAAACTTGCGCCCGTCGTGGTCCGTTTGGAACTTCTAGTTCTGCGAATGAAACCTGGGACCGTCGCTGCCCATTCGGGACTTCTAGTTCCGCGAAAGAAAGTTGCGCCCGTCGTGGTCCGTTTGGAACTTCTAGCTCGCTGAACGAGACTTGCGCCCGTCGTGGTCCATTTGGAACTTCTAGCTCGCTGAACGAGACTTGCGCCCGTCGTGGTCCGTTTGGAACTTCTAGCTCGCTGAACGAGACTTGTGCTCTGCGGGGTCCATTTGGAACCTCAAGCTCAGCGAACGATACTTGCGCCCGCCGTTGTCCATTCGGAACTTCTAGTTCCGCAAAGGAAACTTGAGCGCGTCGTGGTCCATTTGGAACCTCAAGCTCAGCGAACGATACTTGCGCCCGCCGTGTTACATCACCGGCATTACGAAGTAACAACAGCAGAGACATGGTTCAACCTATGCCTAATAGCAGCAATGACGCAGGAGGAATCCAATCGACCTTTACTTGACCAGAGGAACCGCCACCAGATGCTCGGTCTGTGGCATTACCAGCGCGGCCACCGCCGCCGGCCCCGCCGGGCATATTGCCACCGCTGCCCGGACTGCCGCTACCGCTGGTGGCTCCACCAGCGCCACCGTCACCACCATTAGTCGCACCAGAGCCGGGCGTTGTTACACCGCCGGCCGCCCCGGTAGTCGGTACACCACTTGAATTCTCACCACCAGCTTCGCCGCCGCCGCCTGCCGATGCGCCAGCCGATCCGGTGCCGCCACTACCTCCGGCAACTACAGTGTCTCCCACGCCGCCTGTCGTGCTGCCGACTCCACCGGCCCCACTGGTTCCGTTAGCAGACGCCAAAGCACCGCCAGCCCCACCTTTTGCCACGACCGCGGTAGTGGCAAAAGTAGAATCACCCCCGGCCACATTATTACTGGTGGTAGTGCCTGCAACTGATTGGGAAACAGCAACAGTCGAAGAAGTTCCTGGAGCCAATGTTATCCGTTTGACAGCGAATTGAGCACCAGCCCCTCCGCCGCCACCAGAAGGATTGCCAGTAGCTCCGCCACCGACGCCACCAGCGCCCCAAGCTCGCACTCGATGATGTCTAGTCTTAGCAATGTGCGCAGTTGAAGCCGCCGTGTATGTAATGACAGCCATCTTAGGACTCGATTGTGTAATAAGAGACCAAGATTCGCAAACTACCGCCAGTGGGAGCACCGCACGTAACACGCAAATCGTCGCCGTCCGCACCAACACCCAGAACGCCGCTACCATCACCACGACTAACGCCACCACCGGCCGGTAAACCAGGATGCGTTAATACGACTCCCGTTGTTGTAGGTGTATTTGCTGCCCCAAAGCCTACTCGGATTTGAGGGAACGCAGTATTCGCGTTGTCAGTCACTACTTGAATCTGTGTGACGACAATTTTTACCCCACTCCCGGCAGTAATAACGGCGACATCAGTCTGAGAACCGGTGATAGCCAGTTCCAACGTAATGACATTGGGGTGTCCACCGATATGGAAGGGAATACCAGCGCGATTGGCATAATTTTTTGTTCGTTGTCCCGCTGAAACAGCAGTAGGATTCGTTCCGTGGGCGATGGCTTCCATGCCTACCTGGATCGGCTCACCAGCATTTGTTACACCATGGGCGACATCCCCAGAAACACGGGCACCATTGCTGGCACCATTGTCCCAGTCATCCATGAGGGCAAGACTTGTCGCCGCCCCGGCCAAATTGCCCGACTCCAGGGCTAAGGCTGACGTGTTGAGATCGGTGCCCGCATTAGCCGTTACCGCCCCAGTGATAGCTGGCATTGACAGAACATCGACATCGCCGATATTAGCATTACCAGCCACCAACGATGGCAGTCTAGTGACATCGACATCCAGGCCGTTGGCGTTATCCCCAGTCAATTCAACGACGGTTTTACTGCCTTCGGCTCCTGTGACAAGAACTGGTCGCACAAGTTGCACGTCCGATGTGTCCCCGCTATACGTGACTTCATCAGTAGCCGCATTTCGACCAGTGCCGGGAGTGAGTGGAAAATTATCGGCCATGTTAGGGTACCCAGATTATGCGAACACGAGCCTGCCCGCCGCCAGAATTTTGGGCTTGAATCGTGATACTCTCAGACGTAAAGTAACTGATGAGATCGGTCACAACGGGGTCGTTAGTCAAAACTCCGGTCAACTCAAAAATTGCTTCGGAGAATCCCAAGGCCGCTACAGCAGTTACTTCCGCGATGATGCGCGCTCTTTCTGATGCGACCACCGCTTGACGTGCCGCTAAATTTACGGCGATAGCGGCATTAGTGGACGCCACAAGATCAGCTTTGAGTGCCATTATGGTTTGTTCCCGACAAACCGCAGGTACAGATCGGTGTAGTCAGTGATGGCGTCGGCTTCAGCGCCGGACAGCGCAATAGAGCCGACAGTCCAGCCCGCGCCGCCGATGTCGTTATGCGTGGCGCTGGCGATCAGCGTGCCCGGAGTGCCTTCATTCACGTAGCCTTGGCGAAGCTGCACGATCAAATCAATCGTGTCACCGCCGGCTGCGTCCTTGCGGTAGCGATAGCGGACGGTATGACCCGTCGAGGACAACGGGTCTTCCAACGTGGTCAGCTTGGTGGCATACACGTCGCTAGTCGGCGTCAGTTGCGTGCGGATATAGTCCGCGTCGTCGGCAATTGCCTCGTCGATCTGGTCAAAGATGTCAGTCGTGCCGCCGTCATCCTCTTCCCAGTTATCACGGGTCGTATCGGTTGATGGTCTTGCGAATTGTGCCATGTTGCTATCTCACTTTGCTTGATTGTGCTGTTAGATGGCAACGAAGGAATAACCCTGGTCTGCCGCCCCGCCGATGACCCACACTTTGTCGAGTGAGTCGATCTCAATGAAGACATCTTCACCACCATCAAGCTCGAAGCCTTGCGCGGCTCCGGCGCTTGTCACCTTGTCACTGTGGCCGACGTACACGTTGTTGGTGTTGAGAAGATCGGCCTTGATCTTCACACCCTTGACGCAGGGGAACGCCGGGCCGGCAACAGCCGCCGATGTTCCAACAGTGCCGTGCCCGGTCTTGAACTCAGGCGTAGCGCTTTTCTGGATGTCCATCGCTTATTCCTCGGGGGTGAAGCGACCTTCGCCGCGCACCGGTTTCTTGGAGTTGTCGGGGTTCTTCTTCTCGTCAGTCCCGGCCTTGGGATTGGCAGAAAGCTCAGGTACACCGCGAGCAGCAGGATCACTCCCCGCCGTGGCAATGCCTTGGGCCTCGGCGATTTCGGTCGCCAGCTTGACGCGATCCTTTTGACCCTTCAGGTATTCGTCGTCCTCGAAACCGAGAGCGATCGAACCTGTCTGGTCCCCGCACAATCCGGCTTCCTTTGCCTTGATGATTGTGTCGAGGTCGCTGGTCGTGTACTTGGCTTCGTCGATCTCTTTGTGGATCGCTTCTACCGTTTCAACTGTGGCTCGGCCTCGGAACAAAGTAGTGACGATGTTCTTGGCGATCTCTTTCTTCGCCTTGCGGCTGGGAACAGAGGCCAGCAGCTTCGAGAGTTTGGTGGCTTCGTCGATACGGGTCTCTTCCGACTTCAACTCGTACCGGTCGGGGTATGAGATGGTCGTGATGGCCCGCTTCGTGACCGACTTCTCTTCGTAGGTGGACCAGAAGTCGGCGATCCGACGCTCGGCACCTTCGAGAACCAGTCCAATGAAAGACAGTCCGGCTTCCAAGCCTTCGTTGTCCATCGACTTTGATTCGGCAGACGCTCGGCTCGCCAGTCCTTGAACCGCGAGGTTCACGAGCTTCCGAATGTCCTGCTCCAACTTCTCTTGGAGCAACATGCTTGCCTTGAGCGGCTCAGACGGCGGTGCGATGTACGCCGGGGCGTTGGTGTCCTTGTCGTAGTAACGACCTTGGCTGACGCCAACTTCAACCGTCTTGTCGGTCGCACCTTGGCCGCCTTGAGTGGCGGTCCCGTCAACGGAGGCGTGCTTGAGATGGCCGCCGACGCCGGCTCGGCTTCGTTGCTGCACGAGGAAGGGGAAGTTCGCCTTGTGCGCGTAATTAACGTCGGTGGACCCGAGGTTAAGCAGAGCGATCTGATGCTGGGCCACGTCCTTAATCAGACTGTCGCCGATGTCCAGGAGCACGAACGGGATTCGCGTGATGTCCAATTCGATTGGGCCGCCGGGCACGCCGTATCGGTCGATTTCTCGGCCTTCGGTGTCCATAAACTGGACATTTACCCGGCCGGTCTTTTGGTCAATGAAGACCAGTCGATACCGCTGCGTGTATCCGGTCGGAAGGAACGTCCGCTGGTCGTAGCTCATGCAGGTGTCGCGGAGCAACACCGATTGGAACTCCGATGGGTCTTCAGGCTTTGAGGCGCTGAAGTTGCAGATGTCTTCGACCGGGTACGGATACAGGTAGGGTCGTTTGCCTTGCGTAGCGGCGAGAGTGGCTTCGCCGCTGATCTCGGGCATGTCAACATAGACCCCGACCTTTCCCATCACGAGCAGATCAGTCAAGCACTTGTGGCCGAGGAAGTAGTTCATCGTGGACCCGCGAAGGTCCACACCCATTTCCTCACCAGCAATTGCCTGTTGGTAGCTTCGAGTCCCGCCCTTACGCATCACATCGCCTAGGCGTTGAAAGATGGCGTTGCGGATATGGTTGATCGCAGACTTGGCAAAGCCAGGGATCGGCGTCATGTCCTTGCGGATGAGGAAGTCTTCGTCGTCCTCGCGGAGATTCAGCTTCTTCAGGTACATATCCCGGAAGGCTTTACCGCCGGAGTACGTGGCACGCCATTCCGGCCAATCCAGAAACGTGTCCAGGAAGCCGGGGTGCCGACTGTCGATGATGCGCGGTAGTGTGCTGATTTCGGCGGCCATTACAGGAACTTCTCCACGTTCTCACCGGTGCTCAGTGATGCAGCCAGTGGCAGTGCAATCTCGCCGTAGTTGAAAGCGTGGGCGAAGTGATCCGGCCCGGTCTCGACGTATGTGGCAACAGGGTTGCCCATGTCGTCGCGCTCATACGTTCTTACGAGGGCTTTGATGTGTTCGCGGAACTCCATCGGCACGTCGGCCGGGAGATCGACTCGGTTCGTTCGGAACCGGCCCAGCGAGGCAGACAGCCAGTTGGTCCGGTCCACTGTCGCCAGCGGAGCGCCTGTCTCTTCTTCCGTGATGGCGATTTCCTTGCCGACCTTGCCGCGACGATAACGACACAGCCAGACGAAGCCTTCGTACTTCTTGGCGAAGCGTCGGGCTTCATTGATCTCAGGGTCCGCGTCCATGACGCACGCCGAGACCTGCCATTCAGCCATCAGTTCATCGAGCAGATGCCATTGGTCTTCGTAGAACTTGCCCACAGCAAGAACTTTGCATCGGGCAGCGACATTCAAGTCGCTGGACAACCGATCGACGAACCACTCGCAGGCTACCCAGTAGGACCATTTACCTTGGTCAACACCAAGAGTTATTAGGCGCTCCCCGGCGAACCGAGGTCGTAGTCCTTTTGTTTCATTTGTGTGGCCGCCTCGACTAACAGCCGAGTCAAGCTGCTCGTCCAGAACTTGAGCACCCTCACCGATGAAGGGCAGCCCGAGCTTGGAGTTGTGGAACTCTTTGTTCGCGGCTTCGTCGCCCAGTCCTCGGAAGTGGGCCACGACGATTTCGCCGGGCGTCACTGTGAACGAGTAAAGCTGGTTGATCGCAAAGCTGCGAAAGTCAGGGTTCGCGTTCTCCGCGAACACCTTCCACAGACCTTGGCCGAGCCACTCAGGCTTTTGCCGATGCTCAAGCCGTCCCTTGCACTCGCGGCACTTCAGGAAGGATTCATTGACCCGTGGGTCGTAAATTGAGTCCCCGATGATCTCGATACAGTCGGGCCAAATGAGTTGTGTCCACTTCGAGCATCGTGGGCACTGGAACACAAAATGTTCCTGGGTGCCCTGGTTGAACAGTTTGTGGATTCCGTAGTTCGGAATCGTCGGCGTCGAGATGCCCCAGACGCACTTCTTCATCTGGCCGCTCAGACGTTCCAGCGCCAGCCAGACTTGCTTCTGATCCATCCGATCCACTTCGTCCAGGATCAACTCCGAGACAGGGATCGAGACTAGGTTGCTGTCACCACGCGAACCCCGGATATAGAGGTTGCGAGTGCCCGCCTGCTTGAGACTCACCGTGTTCGTGTCGGTGAAGATGCCGGACAGGTAGGGGCTATTCTTCAACGCCACGCTGAAGCGGGCCTTGGAGAAGTCCGTGGCGGTCAGCGAAGTCGGCAGGACGTAGAGTACGTCCCGCTTCATCTGGTCGATCAGATAGAAGGCGCGATTGATGGCGACTTCAGTGACGCCCAACTGAGCGCCCTTCATCGCGTAGTTGAAGGGCGCTTGGGTGTCATGCAGTTCAACGACCCACGGATGCAAACGACTCGAATATGGCTTCGGTTCGTTGGTGACAATATCCGGGATGATTCGCCGTTTCGTCGCCCAACGAAAACAACTCGTGAGCGACTCACCGACTAGACCGTCAGCGATCGACCGCTTCAATTCGGCGAGTAAAGGGTGCATGAGTCGTCATCGCTTACACCGGGCAAAGATGGAGGCCGAGAGTGCGGGGTAATCCTGGGCAAAGCCGACGCACGAGAGAGTTCGTGTTGGGATCGGCGTAGTCTTCTGCGGCCTCGTGTTCGTTATTCGTCCGAAGGTTCGTCCTTCGGCTCCGCGATCTCATCTTCGGGATCGCACGTCGAGCAGGCTTCAGTCGGGCCGCACTCGCAGCCTTCATCCGGCTGTTCGTCGAGAGCTTCGGCCAGCTTCCTGGCCACGTCGTTGAAATTCTCAGCCGTGAGGACCGGCTTCTGGATCGCGTTCTTCAGGACGCCGCTGTGGATCACCGCTCGGGCGTTGTCGAGATGTTCGACGGTCACGCATACTTCGTCCTCGGTGACGCCTTCTGGCAGAGTCACGTCGAAGACCTTGTGGTCCTGGGTGAACTCACCATCAATCACGCCCTGGGGCGTCAGCACCATGATCCGGGTGATCGGGCAGGCGCTCTGTGGGATTTCGATCCGCATGTTGATTCTCTAATTGGTTCTTGATGTCGGTCAGCATCGAGATGATCTCTCGAAGCTGCGGAAGAGGGTCGCCGGGCATCCCGAGCGTGGCGTAGCCCCGCATCATCCCGATGCAGGTGCTTGTGCCGAACAGAACATGGTTCCAGAGTCGTTGCCCCTCGCCACAGCTAGTGATGATCGTGGGGTCGATCTTCGAGCCTGCGACTTTGGCGGTGGCGTTCGAGGCTGCCGTCTTGGCAGCCGAGGGTGTCTGTTCGTCTGGGCAGTTCCGGCAGCGTCGTCGTGCCACAATTGCCTCACAGTAAGATGAAGGGGGCCACGGTTAGAATGATTCGCACGATCTCCATCCAGTGGTCCTTGATCCATTGGACCAGTTTGGTCCAGTCAAGGTTGCCGATGGATGCCCCACGGTTGAGCTTGGCGTACATGGCTCGTGTGCGAACGTGAACGCGATATAGAGCACGAATCTTTCGGCCATCGCGCTCGATGACAGGCTTGTCGAGCAGTGCGCGTATCACCCGTCCGTCCTTCTCGTCT